GGCCGCTTGGCGTGTCGTCTCTTCTTCCACTACTTGTGCAGCGGGAGAAGCAACTTCGTCACTAATACTAGGCTCAGTGACTTGCAAGACTTCATCCATAATTGGTTCAGGTGAAAGTAGTGAACGGCCGATCCCAATCGTGGGATCCGCCGGAATACTTACGACCGAAATTTCGTGGGGCGACCAGCGGGTGGCCACAAAGTCACCATCACGCTCTTCCATCTTTTCGATGGCGTAGCCGAAGCTGATTCCGCGCAAAATTCCGTCCTTGACGTCGTCAAGAACTTCTTGGGCGAACTTGTTGCGTGAAAAGCGAACCTTTGCGTAGCCGCGCTTTTTCTTGCCGTCGATCCATGCACGCTCGACCACGCCCACGACTTTGTCGGGATTGTGGTTGAACAGCAGAGGTGCGCCGTCATTTAGGCGCATCAGATCAGCGGACTGTTCGTCGTGGTTCAGCACTTCGTTGCCGAAGTAGCGAGCCACGGGATACTCCGAGCTAAACGGAAACTCGAAGCTGCGGGACTCGACGCTGCGAAATTCGGTGGCCTCGGTACGGGTGTACTGGCCTCCCTCAATGTCGCGCACCGCAGTCGCTGGTTCTTCCTCGACCACCTCAGTCGGCTCCTCGATCTCAAGAGAACGCAAAGGCGCAATCTTGCTCAAGGTGCTAAAGCGATGGCCGACGAGGGTGTCGGTCTTCATGTAGCCCTCGCCATCAGACTCGGGCCGGAACACTGCAATCAAAGCTGCAGGGTCTTCGGGTGTGCCATTGACCGTGAAGGAGCTGTCGGGAACATCAATGCTCCCATCGCGTTCCACGCGCTCGATTTGGCCACGGGCAGTGCCACCCGAGCTATTCCAAGACACGTAGTCGCCAACCTTCAACTGATCAGCTGCGGCACGCTGGAGTTCAGCATCCATAGCTTTTTCGTTGGTAGCTGGTTCAAATTCGAGTGGCTCGTAGCCGTTGTCCTTGAGCCACTCGCGTGCTTCAGCAGCAGTAAAGCGACTGAGCCTAAAGCGAATTGCTTGAAGCTCGGTGTCGCCGTCCTTTATGCCAAAGATGAAGTCGACACCCGCACCACCCCGATCGTTGGAACGCCGAAGGCGCTCGTATTGAGACGGGTCACGCAGACGAGCTGCATGTTCGTTTGGGTAAGGACGCTCGTCAAAGTCCCCGGAAGTCAAATCGAATTGAAAAACATCGATTGTGTCTTCCATAAAGACTTTGACACAGGCTGCCACAAGTCTATCGGCGAACTTTTTTATTCTTTCTCGTCAGTTTGCTCTGATCGCGCAGCAGGCTCTTCCGCAGGGGCAGGCGCCTCAGCTGGAATGTCGTTGATCACAGGAAGGCCTGCATCAAGGATGTCCTTGTCAAGCACGACGCCATTGGACTGAGCCAGTTCCTGCTCGCGAGCCAATTCGCTGATGTTGTCGTCGTAATCGCCGCCGGTGTAGGCGATGATCTGCGCCTTGGTCATGTAGCCAGCCTGCTCAGCCTCGCGATAAGCCTTGACCTCCTTGAGCGGGTCAACCCAGCTCCAGCCACGAGCCATCCACCGAGGGGTCTCGTAGCGCTCAGGACGGGTCTCGAAGTCGGCAAAAGGCAGTTCGCCGCTAAGCACTGCAAGGTTGAGCCACTCGCGGAAGATCCGCATGTGGAAGTTCTCAATCAGGTAGTTCTGAATGACGCGCCAGTGCTCACGATCCTCCAGCAAGCTCAGGCGGCTGCTGCTGTAGTTGGTGTCGCTGAAGTCACGGCTAAGCGTCTCGTAGGAGCATCCGAAGCCGGACGCAAAACGACGGACCTTATTTTTAACAAACATCTCAAACTGCTGGTCAGGCGAGTTGATGTTCGGAACGGTGACACTTTCACCCGGCGAAAGATATTTATACGTGCCAGGCTCAAAGTCACTCACACGCTGCTTGTTTTCAACATCGTCAGCGATCAATTCGCCTTCGTTGTTGGTAATGAAGCCCATGATCGAGGCCGCGACGCGGGCGCGGACCACGGCAGCCTCTTCGTAGCCCTGCAGCTGGTGGGCATCAGCCATCACGCTATGGAACCAAGGCACGCCACGGTTCTGGCCGGGGCGCTCCGGCATGAACAGGTGAATGACGTCTGCAGCAGGGATGAAAACGTGCTTGTCGTTCTTTTGAGGCGCGTTCTGGAACCAGTAGTCGCCCGGGTGCCGGGTCAAGAAGGCATAGCGAACAGGGCGACCCCATTCGTTGACCTCTACGCCATTGCGCCACTCATTGCTTCTTAAAAGCGTTTCGCCTTGGTACTCCTCATCAAGCAGATCGCTCTCCAGCATTTGAAGGGCGAGAGGCACCTTTGAATTGCCAAAGGGACGGCGGACAATGCGGAAAATCGCCTCGCCAGACTCAGGCAACGCACCAGCAGCAAGCCACTCAAGTTGGTGGAAGCTATAGCGACCACTGACGTCACAGTTCTGGGCTCGCGTCCAAACCTCCCACTTGGCCTCAATCAGGTTGTTGATCCGGTCATCGCGCTTGGTGCCGCGCACTTGCTGCACTTGAGACTGCAGCTTGATGCCAGTGCCAATGACGTTGATCTGAGTAGTCCGCTTTGCCTGCCGCGCATACGGGTTGTTGCGGACCATCTCGCGAGAGCGGTCGCGCAGCTTGCGCAAACTGGTGCGAATCTCGGCGTCAGCGCTGGTCTGAGTCGCCAACCAGTCATTGGTAAGGCGCGAAATCAGAGCGCCTTGGTATGAGCGGCGACGGGGAGCAGGCTGCGGTTGCTCACGCCCGAAGCCCAAAAAGTTACGAACGCGAGTGCGGAGTCCCATGGCTTAGGCGTTGAAGCGGACGAACATGTTGCGCGGGTTGCCCAAGCCATTAGCAATGAGCTCGGCTTGCTGTTCGCGCTTGACTTCAGCTTTCAGTTTGCCCTCAAGCTGAATCAGATCAGGCAGGTCGTACTTCTTCAGATTACGAGTGCCAATCCGATATTCCTGGACAACTCCGCCATCAACAATTGCGCGGATTGCTGCTTGAACAGCCTCAAGATCTTTTTGCGCCTGAGTTCGGCCATCAAATGCCCCCGGAGTGCCGGAGTACGACAGCGCTGCCTCAACCGTTAGAGCACCATTGCCCAGCGTCAGCGTCTCGTCTGGGCTGGTACGGGTGGCAATCGCCTGCCAAAACCAGTTGCCGGCATCAAAACCCGCCGTCGTTGACGCCGCGATCGTGAATTCCCACCCCGTGCCGTAAGCCGAGCCGGTCACGGTCGCACCCTCGGAAGCCGTGTTGGTCCGCAGGTAGTACTTAAGCGTCCAGACCGAGCTCGTTATTTCATTGCCAAATACGTCAACCGATGCATCGTCACGCCACTTAACTGTGTCGCCGGCTCGGATAGTCGTTGGAATGTTCACGGCCTCACCAGCTCTTGACGAAATTGGCGCGTTTTGGCGCGTTCTGCTGGTCAGATCTTAGCGCCGGCTTTTGTTTGGGATCATTACGACGTTCTAATTGATCCCATATACTTCGCCTGTCATATTTTTGGTACAAACGGTGCAAGCTGGCATATGCGTAGTTCAGCTCGTCGAGCGCCTCGTTTGGACTCTGGCTCTTCTTAACCCATGCGCGCTCGGGGAAGCCGTTCCTAAATCGCAGGATCTGGCGTTCCGCTGTCAGCTCCTGGAAGTAGTCAGGAGTGATCGTCGGGAAGAAGTGGAGGTAGCCCGGACCAGGGTCGTTGTGCTTAAGGCGTCCGAAAAGAAGCGATTTAACCCCGTCCACGCCAACAGGAAACAGCTGTGCGCCTTTCTTCAAGGCCCGCCCGTTGAAGTTGATGTCAACCTTGCTTGATTTGCCCAGCACGGGTTTGCCCTTCTGGCCCACACCCTTGATCGCAATGACGCCCATGTGGGCGCGTTCACGGCTGTACTGGTAAACCTCCTGGGTGTGGTGGCCACCGCTGTCTATGGCGCACACCATTACCTTCATCTCCTCGCCCGCCTCGTTTAGGTAGGGCTTCTGGAGCACTTCGTCGAGCTGCTTCCAAACCTCAGGGCGAGACGGCGCGCCATAGATTTTGACCCGATCAATCAGCCAGCCCTCTTCCTCACGGCCCCAGGCCCACACAGACAAACTCAAGCGGTCGTCCTGGACGTCGCAGCCAACAGTCAGAGCTAAGGCCTCGACTGGTGGCACACCTTGCTTGTACTTCTCGGCCGCGGCGCGTTCCATCAGCGCGTCAGCTCCCACCTTGGAGGCGTACTCGTCCTCCCACACCTCACCCAGAGTGGTGTTGATCCATGTCTTCAGCTGCTCAGCGTCGTTCTTGGAGTCCAGGAACTCTTCGACAAGGTTTGACCAGGTCGCATT